AACTAAAGTGCCTTCTACTACAGAATCAAATACAGAATCAATTTCTGATATAAATTTAGAAGATGAATATAAAAAAATAAATTGTAATGATGAGAACTTTTATAACAGTGATTGTAATAAATTTCATCTTAAAAAGGAAGTATTAGAAAGAAATTATTTATTAGAACATGGTGAGTCAAATGAATATTTATATCCAAATTTAAATGACCCTAATTTTAACATCAAAATTGCCACTAAAAAAGAATTCAATGATACTAAATACGATGGACCGGTATTTTCTAAAACTATTAAAGAGCAAGCAGATGCTCTAGCAAATGCTCCCTATGAATTACAACCTCACCAAGCATTCGTTAAAAATTTCATGTCATTTCAAACACCATACAGCAGCTTATTGTTATATCATGGATTAGGTTCTGGTAAGACGTGTAGTGCGATAGGCGTTACTGAAGAAATGAGAGATTATATGAAACAAATGGGAATTACAAAAAGAATTATAATTGTAGCGTCTGAAAATGTTCAAGATAACTTTAAATTACAATTATTCGATGAGAGAAAATTGAAAGAAGTAAATGGAGTATGGACTATGAAAGGATGTGTAGGTAATAAATTATTAAAAGAAATTAATCCTATGAACATGCCTATGCCGCGTGAAAAAGTTATTAGTCAAATTAAAACTTTAATAAATACTTATTACATCTTTTTAGGTTACGTTCAATTTGCTAATTATATTATTAAAACTATGAATTATGAAGAGGAAGTTAAAAAGAAGTTTGAAAAAAATAAAAAAGATGAAGCACAATCAGGTAAAAAACGAGAAAAAACTAGAATTGAAATGCTTAAAGATGTTAAAATAGAATTAAATAGCAGAATCATTCGTCGTCTCCGTAATGAATTTGATAATAGATTAATTGTTATTGACGAAGTACATAATATTCGTAAAACTGATGATAATGAAAATAAAAAAGTTGCTATTAATTTAGAATTTTTAGTAAAGGCCGCACAAAATATGAGGTTTCTTCTTCTCTCGGCTACTCCTATGTACAACAATTATAAAGAGATAATATGGCTTTTAAATCTTATGAATACAAATGATCGAAGGGGAAGAATTGAAGTAAAAGATATTTTTGATAAAAATGGTAATTTTAAGAAAAATGGAGAAGAATTATTGATTAGAAAAGCTACAGGATATATTTCATTTGTTAGAGGTGAAAATCCTTATACTTTTCCTTACAGAGTTTATCCAAATGAATTCGCGCAGAATAATACATTTCCAACAATTAAATACCCCTCTTACCAAATGAATCTTAAAAAAATAGGTTCTGAAGATAAAAAAAGAATATTAAGTTTATATCTTACAAAAATCGGTGGATGTGAAAATTGTGGAAAATGTCAATATTGTTGTTATAGATACATAATTTATAATTTACGACACAAAAAATTTACAATTACAACTAAACAAGGTGTTATTAAAGAGATGCCTAGTTTCGAAAATATGGAATCATTTGGTTATACATTATTACAGACACCATTAGAATCTTTAATTATTTCATATCCTATTTCAGGATTAAAACAAGCGTTAGACAATATTCCAGAGGAAAAATTTTCTGAAGAAATCTCTCCAAGTTTCAGTGAAACAATTTCAAAAGATGAAGAGGAAGAAGAATCATCAGTTGAACCAATAAAACCTAAATCAAAACCATTTACAATTGTTGAAAGTAGTTCATCTGAGAGAAAAAGTGCAGATGAAGAAGAAGAACCAATAAAACCTAAATCAAAACCATTTACAATTATTGAAAGCAGTTCATCTGATGAACAAGATTTACCTGAACAAGATTTACCTGAACAAGATTTACCTGAACAAGATTTTAAAACTTCTATTATTAAAAAAACCAAAAAAACTACTACATTTAACACTAAAAAACTTCCTATTATAGAATATTCTGATAATACAGAAGAAACAAAAGTTCCTACAGAAGAAACAATGGTTCCTACGGAAGAAACAAAAGTTCCTACGGAAGAAACAATGGTTCCTACGGAAGAAACAATGGTTCCTACAGAAGAAACATATAGTCCTGAATTAAATATTAATCAACGTAGTCATCAAGGTTTGGCTACAACTGGTGGTGACAGCTCATCATCATCATCGACTGAAATAAGAAAAGAATATTCCATTGACCCTCATCAATTAACAGGTAAAATAGGTTTAGAGAGAATGATGAACTTTTTAGATAGTAAGTCTCCACCAGTAAAAGGAGATTTTGAATACAAACCAACTACATTGAAAAATTATGGTAATATTTTCTCTCAACAAGAAATCGGAAAATATAGTTCTAAAATTAAATCTATATTAGATAAAATATATAATCCCGATACAAAAAAAGTGTCAGATGGTATTATTTTAATTTATTCACAATATATCGATAGTGGTTTAATACCAGTAGCATTAGCACTAGAAGAAATGGGATTTACTCGTTATGGTCAAACAGGTATGAAATCTTTATTTAAAAATAGACCTAGTGAAGTTGTAGATGTTAGAACAATGCAACCACCGGAAGATAAGAAAAATTTTAAACCTGCTCGTTATTCAATGATTACTGGCGACCCAAGATTATCTCCTAATAATGATTTTGAAGTAAAAGGATTAACTGGAGAAGATAATATTAATGGAACAAAGGTAAAAGTTATTTTAATTTCAAAAGCAGGTTCAGAAGGTATAGATTTTAAATTCATTAGACAAGTTCATATATTAGATCCTTGGTATAATATGAATCGTTCTGAACAAATTATTGGTCGCGCTGTTCGCAATTTTTCACATAAAGATTTACCATTCGAAAAAAGAAATGTTGAAATATTCATGTATGGAACAATTCTTGATAAAAATATAGAAGAAGCTGCTGATTTATATGTGTATCGTGTAGCTGAATATAAAGCAATTCAAATAGGTAAAGTAGCTAGAGTATTAAAAGAAACAGCAGTTGATTGTATAATTAATCATGACCAAACAAATTTTACTCAGGAAATAATGTCAGCAAATTTAAAAGAGCCAATAACTCAAGAGTTATCAACTGGAGAGATTATCAATAATTTTAAAGTTGGAGATGCCCCTTTCTCTCCAAGTTGCGATTATATGGCAACATGTAATTATAATTGTAGACCTGATGCTAAAATAAATGAATCCCAATTAAATGAAGATACATATGATGAAAATTATATTGTAGTTAATTCTGAAAAAATTTTACAGAGAATAAGAATGCTATTTAAAGAAGCTTTTTTTTACAAAAAAGATATACTATTAAAAGCTATACGAACACCAAAAGAATATCCTTATGTACAAATTTATTCAGCATTAACACAATTAATTGAAGATGAAAATGAATTTATAGTAGACAAATATGATAGAAATGGTCGATTAATTAATATTGGCGAATATTATCTATTTCAACCAATTGAATTAAAAAATAAAAATATTTCAATTTATGATAGATCAGTTCCTCTTGATTTTAAACATGATATGATAAATTTTGAATTAAAACAAACAATTACAAAACCCGTTATAGATAAAAGAAACCTTAATAAAATTATTATTGAAGAAGAAACTGATTTTACAGATGGTAAAAAAATAGTCGAAGAAATGAAAGAAAATTTCAATCTAACAAAAGAGTATGTAAGTAAACCAAGAGTAGATAGAGGAGACGATAATTGGTATAAACATTGTGGAATTGTTATAAAAAAAATGTCAAAAGAATATCCAGAATCTAAAAAATATCTTATACCATTTTTAGTATCTCATATGATCGAATTATTATTGTTTGAAGATAAGATAAAAGTAATGAATTACATTTATTCTCTCAAAAATATGCCATCTGATTCATTTGAAAAATACGCAAAAGATTATTTTCTTTTACATACTGTCTCATGTAATAAAATTCTTACATTTATTGGTTATAAATTAAATAAGAGAATGATAATGATGTTAAATGATAAAAATATGTGGGTAGAAGCTACACCAGAAGATCAGAGAGAAATAGCATCATCAAAAGAAATTAAAAACTTTTTAGCGTACAATATAAATGATTATAATTTAATCGTCGGTTTTATTGGTTATGAAAAAGGTAATAAAGATTTAGCATTCAAGACAAAAAATATGAAGTCATCGCGTGATACAGGCGCGAGATGTGACCAAGCTCAAAAAAATAAAAATATACATAAATTAAATGAGATTATTGGTGAAGAGAAATATACTCTTGAAAATACAAAAATTATCAAAGACAAAGATGGTAACACAATTAAAGATGCGATAGTGAATTCTGAATTATGTGTTCTTATAGAATTTATTCTGAGATATTATAATGCTATAAATAAAGATAACAAAAAATGGTTTTTCACACCAGAAATGGCTATTTTACATAAGTTGTATACTGTTTTTGTTTAAAATTATTTATTTTTTATTTATAATAAATAAAATTGAAATAAATATAATTAAAAGATTATATTTATATACAATATAATGGAACCAGTTAAACAATTTAAAAAGCGCCAAGATAAATTACAAAGCATTTATACAAGATGTCTTTTAACTAGAAAAATTTCATTACCTGTTGCGTTTATTGGAAAAAACATAGATATGGTAATTGAAGAGTATATTCAAAATAATTTTGAAGGTAGATGTCTTGTTGATGGTTATATTAAACCAGGGTCATCTAAAATTATTACTCGTTCGAGTGGTGTTATTGAACGTGGTAACAATGTTAGTTTTGAGGTTGTTTTTGAATGTGATACTTGTTTTCCTGTTGAAGGAATGAAAATTACATGCTCAGTTAAAAATATTGTTAAAGCAGGAATTCGTGCTGAAAGTGCTCATGATGTGCCTTCTCCTATTATTGTTTTTATAGCAAGGGACCATCATTTTAATATGAAATATTTTAATGAAGTTCAAGTTGGTGACATCATTACTGTAAGGGTAATCGGGCAAAGGTTTGAATTAAACGATAAATACGTCTCTATTATTGGAGAACTTGTAAAGGAAAAAGATTTTGTTCCTAAACAAAAACAACCAGCAAAACCTCGTCTAATTATTGAAGAAGATTAGATAAATAAAAGTTATAATTAATTTAATATCAATATAAAAACATTTTTTTATATAATTTTAATGGAAGCAATAATATCCACAAATGAAAATAATAAATATTCAGTTAGTGAATTGAATTATTTAAGGGAATCAATTGAAAATATGAACAAGTTTAATCAAGTTGAGGTCTTGAGAATTTTAAATAAACATAAAGATGTTATTTTAAATGAAAATAAGTATGGAACTCACATTAATTTATCAGAACTAAAAAATTGTGTTATTGATGAATTATTTCTTTATGTCAAATATGTAAAAACCCAAGAATCCACTTTAAATGTTGTAGAACAGCAAAAAGAAGATTATAGAAATACATATTTCATAAAAGATATTAAAGATACCGTTAAAAATTAATATAATATTAAATGATAGCAGAAACAATCGATTATAAATCTTATATTTTAAATGATGAAAATATGTTAAATTATTTAAAATACAAATTACATAATAGTAATGACCAAAAAAACGACAAAACTCAAAAAAAGGAAAAATCCACATATAAATCAGATTTATTTATTCCTAGAGAAAATGATAGTTTATTTTGGTGCTATTATATTATATCTAATGGTGATAATAAATATCAAATGTTGAATGTAAAAAATTCATTAATTGAAAAACAATTAAAAATAGACTATATAAATAAAATTAGAAATAATAAACAAATTATCAAATCTTATAAATTTGACACTATAACCAATATAGAAAATAATTTAGCAAATGAAAATTTAATAAATATAAAAACAGTAATGACTTTATTTGTTGTTGATAAAATTAACTTAATATTTGTTAGCAAAAATACCTACTTTGAATTATTGATGAATGATACTGAACCCGTGTATATTATTAGAGAAATACAATCTCAATCTAAATATAAAAGTAAATATGGATTTGAAATTTCTAATAAATGTATATTAGACGATATAAAATCGAATTTTTTTCAATTAGATACATTGAATAAACCAATAAAAGCTATATCAGCATATAAAGTAGATGATTTGATTAATATTGCGAAAAAATTAGCAATTGATATATTTAATAAAGAAACAGGAAAAAATATGTCAAAAAATCAATTGTATGAAGAAATTATTAAATATTTTTAAAATATAAAAAAATTGAACTATAATTTAAAAATATGTGTAAGTATATATATAATAATGACTTCTATTGAAAAACCAAATAATTCTAATTTAGAAAATGACTATGATTTCGGTGATTCTGAATTAAATAAACTATTTAAAGGACTTGACGAAAAAACTCAAAAAGAAATTCTACATTATCCAACCAAAGAGATACATATAGAAATACTTAAAAACATGAGTAACCCAGAAATACAAAATTTTTATAAAAATTACAAGAATAAAGATCAGCTTGATAACTTAAAGATTCGCGATAAATATAGTATGATAAAAAAGCTTTTAAAACAACAGAAACCAAATTTAGAAACTAAACCGATTGTAGAATCTAAAACATTATTACCCGAAAAAATCGGTGATGTTAAAGAACCTGAAAATATACAACAATTTGCTTCAGAAGAAAAATTAAAAATTGCGATTATTATTCCATTCCGAGATTCGGAGAAAAATGGTCCTAGAACTAAACAACTTAATAAACTAGTCGATTATATGCAGACCTATTTAGCAGGGGAAGATTATAAAATATTTGTTATAACTCAAACGAATGATGGTCGCAAATTTAATAGAGGACAATTGTTGAATGTTGGTTTTGAAATTGCTGATGCTGAAAATTATGATATTTTCATATTTCATGATGTAGACTTATTACCATCTCCAGAACTTAAAAAATATTATATTACTTATCCAAAAAAACCAGTTCATATCGCATCTGTTTGGGATCGTTATGGTAGCAATCCTAGTTATTTTGGAGGAATTGTTGCGTTCAATAGGAAAATGTTCTTAAAAATAAACGGTTTCCCTAATAATTTTTGGGGTTGGGGAGGTGAAGATGACGAATTGCTGAAGAGAACAAAAAAATTTTATGAAATTATAAAACCAACCAACGGTTCTATCCAAGATTTAGAAAATTTAAATTTACAAGAAAAGTTAGATTATTTGAGAGAAAACGAACTAAAATTTATGAGTAAAAAAGAGGCTCTGGCAAAACATGAAACAACATGGAAAACAAACGGTTTAAATCAAATTCTCAATTTTAATCAAATGATTTTTGGTGAATATAGTTGTGGTCATAATTGTGAACAAATTCAAGTTGGTTTATTATCAGACGCAGATGATGAAGATATATCAATAGATGAGAAAAGTAAATCTTTGGATGTAACAAAAGATATTCAGCAAGAATTATTTAAACAAGAAGAACCAGAAGTTTTTGAAGAGAAAGATAGAAAAATAACTCCACAAGAAGCATTTAATAATTTAGTTAAAACATTTTATGATTTAAATTTATACAGATATAATGTATCAACTAAAACTAATAATGAGTTAGAAATTAGGTTTGCCACTAAAGGTATTAAACAATTGACTAAAAATGACTATGATAATGTAGTTAAGTTATTAAAATCTTTTAATTTTAAAACTGTTGACTCTTTAGGAAAACCATTACTACGTATTAGAAGTGAATTTTTAGATACTAGTACTGGTAAATTTAAAATGTCTGATATAAGAACTGAAATTGAAGGTATAGTTGGTATTGAAAATTATTGTAGAAGTGATGATATTAAATCAGTTTATAAAAA